ATCAAGGATATACACCAGGAGTAAGAACAGGATATACAAAAGGAATTCATATTATTGATGGTACAGATTCACAAAATTCAAGAATAGGATCAAATCCTTATAGTGGTGTATACACAAACTTTAGTACCTCAAATTCTGGAGCAATGTCAAATCAACCTTCTTCAGGATGGGTAGGAGCAGGAAATAATACTTTTGATCAAGTAATGGACTATATAACAACCCCAAGCAGCGGACTCGTAAAAACTCCGCTACCAGACGACATGTTCGAACAGGCAAAATAAGATGGCAGATAATTCAGCAAAATACAGTACAAGAGCTTTTGGCACAAAAAGCTCAGTTGATTTAAAAGATCCAAATAAGGAACAAACAGCTATTGTCTACGATTTATTAGCAGAAGGACCAATTGCTGGTCTAGTAAATGATATTTCATCAGTTTACTATAATGATGTTCCCTTAGTTGATTCAGTAAACAATGATATTTTAAAACCTCGTAAATTTACAGCAAACACAACAGCAAGTAGTACTTCTATAACTGCAACTGAATTGGGAACTATTCGTACTCTTAGCTATAATAATAAAACCGGTCTTGGTATTGGTGGAAGAATAATTTCTATCGTTGGAGCAGGAACAAAAGGAACAGGTATAGCAAGTATTGCGGCAGGTTCTGCAAAAGTTACAACTTCTTCTAGTTTCTTTACTCAAGCACTTATAGATAATCAAGGAAAAGGACTACCAGTTTATATTCGTATTACAGGAGCAGGACCTGGCGGTCAAGATCTTGTATGTGGTATTAAGAAAATCATAAGTACAACAAGTGCAGAATTAACTATTCGTGCTTTTACAACAGTCTCAAGTGCAAACATTGTACAAGATCACGTAACAACATTAAGTTCAATTTCAGGAAATACAGCAACTTTAGCAGTTGCAACTCCTACTTCTACTACAGGAGCAATCTGCGTAGTAAGTGGACCTTCTCTAGATGATTCAGCACAATTAGCAAATTTTTCTCATGTTTCTTTTGGAATGAGAACAGGAGAAGCTTTACAAAGCCCTTTATTAGTTCCTGGGTTTACAGGATCATCAAGCACAGTATATGATGCAAATATACAAATAAGACAAGCAGATTTAGCAAACGTTTCAGGTTTATCCAGTTTAGGTACTAATTATAATGGAACAGATGGGGGTGTAAAAAACGGAATAGATGAGCCAGGAAATAATGGACAAGGATCTGCATCAGATACAGTATTAACTGCTGCAGCAATGGGCGTTTCGAATCCTGAAGAAGTAGATGAAGTTCATCTTACTTTTAGTTTTCCTGAGTGTCATGCGTTTAAAAACTCAGGTGCAAAAGGACCAAGTTTTGTTGAGTTTCAAATGTTCTTTGAATATACTTCAGACGGTCTAAACTATACTAGTGCTTTAGCTTTCGGACCTTCAAATTCAACAATTCTTTCAAGAACTCCTGAATGGGGAAACAATGTTACATATGGTGTAAATAATACCTTTATACCTAGTAATGGCTATGTAAAACCAAGAAATGGACAATACTCAGAATTTATTGAAGAATTTGTAATGAATGTTGAACAATTCCAACCTTTTACAAACTATAGAGTACGTATACGAAGAATAACAGACGAAGATTTTAAAGATGGTAGTTTTCAACACAAAAATGCTTCATACCTAAAAACAGTAGAGAATATAACAAAAGATAGGTTATCATATCCATACGCCGCTTATGCAGCAAATGTATTTAATGCAAAAGATTTTTCTGGAGGTTTGCCAAGCAGAGCATATAAATTAAAAGGAAAATTAATTCAAGTTCCTACTAACTATTTAACAAGAGATGAAAGTTCAGATGGCACTGCAAAATATACACGATTAGTTGGAGGCTCTGCACCTAATTATACTGTATCAGAAGAAGCTTCTTATCAAACTTGGAATGGAGCATTTCGAGGAGATAGAGATACATGGGCAGAAGGACATCCAAATAGAGATTTAGTATATTGTAATAATCCAGCTTGGGTATTTTATGATATTCTTACAAACAATCGTTATGGAGTAGGACAATTTGTTGACAAATCTCTTATAGATAAATATTCACTTTTTGAAATTGCAAAATATTGTGATGAACTTGTATCAGACGGAGAAGGCGGACTAGAACCTCGATTCACAACTAATCTATACTTAGATAAAACTGCAGAAGCAACAAAAGTATTACGAGATATTGCAAGTATATTTAGAGGAATGGTACTTTGGTCAGATGGAGAAATTGTAGCGATTGCTGATAGACCAAAAGAAATTGTTTATACTTTTACAAAAGGAAATGTTGAAAATGGTGTATTTACATACGAAGGTACAGGAGATAGAGTACGAACAAATCAAGTAAAAGTAACATGGAACGACCCAAAAGATAACTATCGACAGGCAATTGAATATGTAGAAGATCATCAAAATATATTAAGTACAAATAGACTTGTACGAGAATCTTCTGTTGCTTTTGGATGTACTTCTCGTGCACAAGCACATAGATATGGTAAATGGAAACTATTATCAGCACAATTAGAAAAAGAAACAGTTAGCTTTGTAACGGGACTAAATGCTATAGGATTAAAACCTGGAGATATAATTGGTGTACAGGATGCAGATAAAGATGGATATTCTTATTCTGGAAGAGTATCAAATACTGGCACAAAAACCACTACAATAATTCCACTAGATAGAACAATAACACTGCCGTCATATGCAGCAGCTTTTCCTCCTCAATTATTACTTATATACCCTGAAGGAGGATGTTATCTTGAACAAGAAGTCGCAGTTATTAACACAGTAACTTATTATAAAGGCGATTTACTATTAGAAAATCAAGACGGTACTGCACTTGATACTCAAGAAGAAGCAGCAAACTTAAAAGACGATAATGGAGATCGAGTACTTAACTTTTGGTCAGAAAACGTAAGAGTTGAAAAACAGAATATATCTACAAGCGCTGGAAATGTTTCTAGTTTAACAGTATCTTCTGCGTTCAGTTCTGTTCCAGATGCAGAAGTAATTTGGGCACTTCAAGTATTTAATACTGATGGTACTCCAAAAACTGGAACAACAAAAGAATTTAAAGTTATTTCTATAAAAGAAGAAAAAGATCAAAAGGTACAAGTAGTGGCTGCAGAATTTGCAAAAGGAAAGTTTGCAGCAGTAGATAGAGGGTACACATTATATAGTGCACCAATAGATACAAACCCTGATAGAGATGATATAATACCAGCTCCTACAAATATAGTAGCAAAAGTAGAACCAATGAATTCTGAATCTCCAGATTTAGGAGAAACTGTAGACATTGTAACTTCTGGTGGAGCTCAAGTAACAGTTAGTTGGAACGCTCCAGTTACAGGAAACGGATTAAAATATAAAAATATAGCAGGATTTGAATTAAAACACAGTTTTAATGGAGGCTTTAAAAATATAATTACAAATGGAGAAGATCAAAGTTTTATATTTGAAAATGTAAAAGTTGGAGTATATGAAATACATATACGAACAATTACAACGATAAACACTTATTCTCGATGGATTGTAAGAAAAGTAGAAGTCGGAAAAAATGAAATTCCTTCTATTTCAGGATTTAATAAATCTCAAATACCTGTCGGAGGACAGCTCAATTCAGATATCTCAATTAATTCAAGTACAGGATTACTAGAAATTGGTTCATCAACTTATAACTTTATAGGAGTAGATGGAACAGAGTATATATTCTCTGGAACTGGAACTGGAAATTATCAGCAGTCATTTGCAGGTATGGGAGCAAGCGCAACAGCTTTTCTATTGTTTGATGGAGATGCAACTTCTGATCATTTAAAAGCAGTAGAATTAATTTCAGACTCAAATGTAAGCCCTGCTGTAGAATATTATGCAGAAGTTGGAGCATCTAATAATGGACTTACACAAGCAAGTGGAACAATAACTGTTACTCAATTTTCAAATCAAATTGATGGAACAAGTACAACTTTTACAAGTGATTTTGCTTCTGGAGATTTAGTAAAACTTGATAATGGTACAGCAGCTCAAGCAACATATGCAAGAGTACAGTCAATTGAAAGTGATACACTTATGTTTATTGATCTTGTCTCTCAACAAGCTTATAGTGGAGACGATATTTATAAACAAAGTTATAAACCTGATATCTCAAAAGACTCTATTATTGCAAAAGTTACAACAAGTGCAGGAACAATTTACTCTATAAATGTTATATATGGAATAACAGCAGGAATAGTAGGAGCAGACGGAGCAAACGGTCCAAAAACATTAACACATTTTGTATATTTTCAAACAAGTTCAGCAAGTGCACCTGCAACACCTTCTGCAACAAGCTATACATTTAGTACGAATAGTTTTTCAGGTTTAACAAGTGGTTGGGCAACAACTCCACCGACTTTTGCTGCTGGAAATACAAATAAATATTGGTATTCATATTTTAATGCTGAAGAAAATACAGCAGGTGGAGACACATCCTCAGGAAGTAATTTAAGTTTTTCATCTTCTGTGCAAGGAATAGGATTTACTGGGCTCGTAACTTTTACTGGAACAGATTCAATAGATGATGGTAGTGGTAATTCTTTATCTTTTGGTTCCTCTGGTACTACAACTATTGATGGTGGTAATATTACAACTGGAACTGTAAATACTAATCGATTAAATGTTAATGATATTATTTCAACAGGAAGTATTATTGTATCTGGTGATAATGTATCTTCATTAACAAATAATTCAGGTTATATTAACGGTGGTCAAGTTAATAGTAATGTTACTAGTATATCAGGTGGAGTAATAACTACTGGAACTGTAAATACAGCTAGATTAAATGTCAGTGATATTATTTCAACAGGAAGTATTATTGTATCTGGCGATAATATATCTTCATTAACAAATAATTCAGGTTATGTAAATACATCACAAGCTGCTGCTGCCGCCCCCGTACAGTCAGTTGCAGGAGCTACAGGGGCTGTTTCAGCTTCTACAATTATTACAGCGGGTAATATTGTAGTACAAGGAGATAACGTTTCGACTCTAACAAATAATTCAGGTTATATTGACGGTGGTCAAGTTAATAGTAATGTTACTAGTATATCAGGTGGAGTAATAACTACTGGAACTGTAAATTCAGATCGTATTGATGTAGATACTTTGAATGTTAAGAGTTTTGATAATGTAAGTTCAACCATTGTAAGTCACGTAACAGCAGGAACAAAGTTTCCTTTGGGTAGAGATGGTCAGGCTTATGTACAAAGAACAGGAACTTACACAGGAAGCAATGCTGCATTTGTACCAGTAACAATTACTCAAGTGAGAGATAATGCTGGTTATGTAGCAATATTTTCAGGGGTGCTTGGTGATGTAAGTGGTGGTAGAGTGCAATATTCTTTAGACAATTCTACATGGGTTAATGCTAATGGTAATACCAATATCTCTTGGAGTGCTGGAACTTATAGGGGTTATACCTATGTTTACACAGGTCAGATAACAACTTTAAGTGCTTCACAATCAACAGTTTACTGGAGAGTTTATTTCTCAGGCGGTTACAATCATACACAACTATCTTTGAATGTAATGATGGATAATACAAGATAATGAATACATTTACTATTTACAAAACATCTACAGGTGAAATTTTATATAGCACTACAACAGCAACACCAATTGATGAAGTGGGTCTACAAGAAGGGGAAAGTATTATAGAAGGTTCTTATCCTTCTAATGAGTTTGTTATAACCGACGGCTCAGCTGTAACAAGAACAGATAATATTTTAGATATTGTAAGAGATTTACGAAATTCTTTACTACAAGAATCAGATTGGACACAAATGTCAGACTCCCCTTTATCAGACTCTAAAAAAGCGGAGTGGGCAACTTATAGACAAACTTTAAGAGATTTACCTTCTGCTCAATCTAATATTACAGATTTAAATAACATTATTTGGCCAACAGAGCCTTCTTAATCATTTTACCTAAAGTATAACAGCATATGATTTCACATTGCAAAAATAATACTTGACATCAGGTGTGATTTTTTGGTATAATTAATTCATTGGAGGTATAAGAAATAACCATGAGTGCAGGCACTTACAACATAAAAATCGATCAGGGATCAGATTTCTCGTTACAGCTTACTGTACAAGAAGATGGTACCGCAAAAAATCTTGCAGGCTTCAGTGCACGTGCACAGCTGCGACCCACAATCGATTCTAGTACTTTAACGGCTACGTTTACTTGTACTATTACAGATAGTGCAAATGGTATCTTAACAATGGCACTTCCATATACGACTACAGAGAATGTAGGAGTTGGACAATACTATTATGATTTAGAACTATATACTGCTTCTACTTCACAAAGACTAATTCAAGGAGCGGCTACTGTATCCGGTGAAGTAACAAGATGAGCCGAATAGGTAGTAATAGACTTGCAACAACTCAAGTCGTTGCAGCTCATCCTACAATTTCTATAACCGAAAGCGCACTCAATAATGTAGTAGCAAATATTACTACTACTTCGCAAACAATTGCAGTAGAACAATATTATATAAGTGCTATCGCAAGTGATGTTTTATGTTCCGCACATAATACAATGACACAAGACAATGTTCAGGCAGCAATAGAACAGTTAGAATCACAATTTGGAAAAGGAGAAACTGATCCTACACCAGAAACAGAGCCCTTTTTAGATGAAGGGGATTTATTTTATAACACAAATACAAATCAGTTAAAAGTTTATAGAGGTAGTGGTACATGGGATATCCTTCTTCAAGCAGAAGGAGACATGGACACATTAGATGGGAGTACATTTTAATGGCAACAACAATTACAGTAGTAGAAGATATCACAAATGTAAGCGTTAGCGCAGTTAATCCTATAGCCTCATTCACAGCATCAGGACTAGAATTTACTCCTCATGCAACAATTACAGGCACAAACATTCAGGATGCTTTAGAACAACTAGCAGACCAATTTTTCAGAGGAAATGATGTACCAGATGCCTCAACAACAAATTTAGAAGAAGGAGATTTCTTCTATGATCTGAATGATAATCAGCTCAAAGTTTACAGAGAAACATCATCAAACGTTTTTCAGTTCGTACCATTAGCACAAGCGACAGGCGACATGGAAACAGTAGATGCGGGGAGTTTTTAGAACTCCATTAGGAAAATAAAATGGCAACAACAATTAAGATAAAAAGATCCACAGGTACTTCGGCTCCAAGTAGTTTAAGTGCAGGTGAGTTAGCTTATACAGGCGGAGCGGGTGTCCAAGGTGGTTCAGGCTCCAGACTATTCGTAGGTAATCCTGCTGATGGCGCAAATCTAGTAATCGGTGGTAAATATTTTACCGATATGCTCGACCATGTACATGGTACAAATACAGCAAGTTCAGCACTAATTGTTGACTCTAGCAAAAAGATAAATGAAATATTAAGTGGTAATATTGTAATTACTGGTTCAAGTGATACTATTTCTACTTCAAGTGGTGCTCTTACAATTGCTCCTACAGGTAGTTTAGTTATTACTCATGGTGGAACAATTGATCTAAGTGGACAAGCTAACTCTGTAACACTTTTAGATAATTCCGCAACTGCTATTGACTTTAATGAAGCTGGTACTTCATACTTAACAATTGTAACAACAAATGGTGGTGAGAAAGTTGTAGTAGGAAAAGACACAACTTTTGCAAACGATATATCTTTAATTTCTGATAGCGCAGTTATAAATTTTGGAGCTGATGATGATGTAAGCCTAACTCATGTTGCCGATACAGGTTTACTTCTTAATGGCGCAAGTGAATTCCAATTCAGAGATTCAACATTAAGTATTGGGTCAACTACAGACGGACAATTAGACATTGAAGCCGATACAGAACTTGAGATTACAGCACCTACAGTCGAATTTAACACAGACAGTCAAATACTTGCATTTGGTGCAGACGGAGACGTAACACTTACTCATATTGCTGATACAGGACTCAGAATTAATGCTGGAATGGCAGTACAATTTAGAGATGGCGCTCTTTCAATTAATTCTTCAACAGACGGACAATTAGATATTGATGCTGATAGTGAACTAGAAATAACAGCACCAATTGTAGACATTAATGCTTCAACATCTGTAAATATTAGTAACGATCTTAAACTTGACAGTGATTCTGCAGTTTTAGGTTTTGGTGTTGACAATGATGTAACTCTTACTCATGTAGCTGATACAGCATTATTAATCAACGATGGAATCGCAGTACAATTTAGAGATTCCGCACTTGCAATCAATTCATCTGTAGATGGTCAACTGGACATAATCGCAGATACAGAATTAGAAATAACAGCACCTACAGTTGAATTTAATACTGATTCACAAATCTTAGCATTTGGAGCAGACGGAGATGTAACATTAACTCACGTAGCAGATACAGGTTTATTACTTAATACCTCAAGTCAGATTCAATTTAGAGACTCAGATCTTAACATTAGTTCTCCAAGTGATGGAACATTAGCAATTGCTGCTGATAGTGAAGTTGATATTACAGCAACCACTATTGATATCAATGGTAATGCAGATGTTAGCGGAACACTCGGAGCAGGTGAAACAACTGTCTCTAGCTTAACAGTTTCCGACTTAACAAACAATAGAGTTGTTATTGCAGGAACTTCAGGTGCAGTCGAAGACGACGCCAACTTTACTTTCGATGGAACAACTTTAGCCCTTACTGCTGGAATGGACATTACTGGGGACTTAGATGTTGATAACATTAATATTAATGCAAATACAATTTCTAGCACAGATACAAATGGAGATATAACACTTTCTCCAAATGGTACAGGTACAGTTAAAGTTCCTTCAGGTTATGATGATAGAAGTGGTCAAGATTCACTTACTCTTGTAACAAAAGGATATGTTGATGCTGTAAAACAATCTCTAGATATTAAAGATTCAGTAAGAGTAGCTTCAACAGGAAATGTTTCTCTCACTAGCGGTTCTTCAGACCTAGAAGCTGGTGATACAATTGATGGCGTAACTCTTGTTGCAGGAGACAGAGTCCTTCTTAAAAATCAGAGTACAGCTTCCGAAAATGGTATTTATGTAGCAGTTGCTTCAGGTGGAACACCTGCTCGTTCAGATGATGCTAATGCCAGTGCCGAAGTTACTTCTGGTATGTTTGTATGGGTTGAAGAAGGTACTTCAAACGGAGATCAAGGTTACGTACTTACAACAAATAATGTAATTACTCTTAATACTACAGACTTAACATTTACACAATTCTCAGGCGCTGGTCAAATAACAGCAGGGAATGGTTTAACAAAATCTGGAAACACAATCAATGTAGTTCCAGATGATGTAACACTATCTGTAACCGCAGATGAAATCAAATTAAAAGGTGATGTTACAACTACAGCACTTGGTGATTTATTGATTGGTAAAGCAACAGACGGAGGATACAAGCGTTTAGCAGTTTCTTCTGGTGGTGCAAATTATCTACTACAAATAAACGCTTCAGGAACCGACCTAGAATATACAAATACATTAGACGGCGGTACATTTTAATTAACTCTATATAGAGAACAGAATAAGGAGTCATATATATGGCAC